CAATTGGCAGAGTACAACGGGCAAGCCTACAACAATGGCTTGACGCATAACGAAAAGGCCTTTATTCAGGCGCAGGAACAAATCAATCTTGGTGACTGCACACTCTCGATTTTCAAACAGACTTTATCCTATGGAATCGTGCTATATGGAATTAAGACTTTGCCATCTGATGAGGAAACGAACTTACTGTATGGAGTGATTCAAGGCCACTACCGATACGTTACAATTGGTGAGTTAGCACTTGCATTCCAACTCAATGCAGTTGGACAAGAATGGCCACGTGTGGAATGTTTCGGGTTGATGTCTGTTGGCTTTTTATCTGATGTACTTAAGCAATACAGTGAGTACAAAATGAAGATGAATCTTGCGATTGACAAAAAGAAACAAAAGCTATCCATCCCTGCTCCATCAGTTGATGAATCCACTCCAGTTAATTGGCTCAAGATGTTTACTGATGACATTCAAATGTGGAAAGAGAATAAAAGGGAATATGTGTTGATGCTTGCACCGATGAAGCTTCGCAAGTTGTACGAATTAGGCGCTTACACGGATGAAACTTGGACTGATGATGAGTGGAAAAGATGGCAATTTATGGCATATAAAAAGACACTTGATGCAAATCAGATGAGTGACTATAAATTTAAGCGATTGGATAAGCTTTCAAAGGATCGCATCAAAGAAGACTACCAAGCTGAATTATCCAGGCTCGTGTATGCAGACATTATGGACAGTCATATTTTACAACAAAAGGCAAAGGAGGTGTTGTGAATATTACTGAAAAAATAAATATTACAAATGAAGATAATATGCTCTTGATGAGTCGCTATCCTGACAACTATTTTGACCTTGCTATTGTAGACCCTCCTTATGGGATTGGTATTGATAAATGGGATAGTATTGATTTAAAACCAACAGAAGATTATTTTAAAGAGTTATTTAGAGTAAGTAAAAAACAGATAGTTTGGGGGGGTAATTATTTTAACCTTCCACATTCTGAAGGCTGGATTTGTTGGGATAAAACTTTTAAATATAATCAAAAATTAGCAGTAGGACATTTCGAGTTGGCATGGTCAAATTTAGAAATTAAACATACATTTATAAGGTTTACTAGTTGCGGAAATTTTCAAGGATTTGACAATCCAAAAGCTAATTATCAAAAGAAAAAGTCATTTCACCCTACCTCAAAACCTATTGAAATATATAAATTTTGTTTAGAAAATTACGCTAAACAAGGCGACAAAATACTTGACACTCATTTAGGTTCTGGAAGCATTGCTATTGCCTGCCATGATTACGATTTTGAATTGACTGCGTGCGAATTGGATAAGGAATATTATGATAAGGCAATAGAACGAATTAAAAACCACGTAGCTCAACAAAGATTATTCTAATGAAAATTGAATTTCACGAAAAGCAAATTGCAGCTCTAAATGCATTGGCAATTGATAGCGACATCAAGCAAGTCTTATACGGTGGTGGAGTTGGTGGAGGAAAGTCGTTTCTCGGATGCGACTGGCAAATAAAAAGACGGTTAAAGTACCCAGGGACACGTGGCCTAATTGGCCGTGCTGAACTTAAGAAGTTGCGATTGTCAACTATGCAAACGTTTTTTGAATTGTGCGCTCATCACAATCTCATCGCAGGTAAACATTTTAATTACAACGGACAAGACCACGTTATTACTTGGTACAATGGCAGTCAAACAATATTGATGGACTTGGCAGATACCCCATCGGATCCCGAATTTCAACGCTTTGGTTCTATTGAATTGACTGATTACTTTGTGGATGAAGCTGGGGAGGTATCTGAAAAATGCGTTAACATCTTGGCATCTCGTGTACGTTATAAGCTAATCAATGACAAACCAAAAGGACTACTAACTTGTAACCCACACAAAGGATGGCTCTATCGTGAATTCTTTGACGCTAAACGTAGCGGACTAATAAGGTCAGACCGTGAATTTATCCAAGCACTACCAACTGACAATCCCCACGTGTCACCAGTATATCTTGAATCATTATTATTACTGCCTGAAGTAGACCGCAAAAGACTTTTGGAGGGAGATTGGGATTATGATGAAACTAAAGATAGGTTGTACGAGTACGATGATTTGTTGAGATGCTTCCGTACACCTGCCAATTCATCAGCTGACAAATTCATAACTGCGGATATTGCACGGATGGGAGACGATAGGACAGTGATAGTTGTGTGGAATGGTCTACACGCTGAAACTTTTGTTGTCCTTAAACACAAACCAATTAACGAAGTTGTGGACACCATTAACCAACTCGTGAAATCGCACGGTGTGAAGCTATCCAATGTACTATGTGATGAAGATGGGATTGGTGGTGGTGCAGTTGACTATCTTAAATGCAAAGGATTTTTGAACGGATCAAAATCGGTGCGAGATAATTATATGAATCTTAAATCCGATTGCTATTTTAAGCTTGGCGAACTCATCACCAACAACCTCATAACTTTTGAATCAACGCACAAAGATACCATTGTCAAAGAACTGGAGATGATTCGTAGGGAAAAACTGGATAGTGATGGAAAGTTAAGAGTCACGAATAAAGAAGATTTGAAAAAGAGGCACGGCATTTCTCCCGACTTTGCTGATGCAATAATGATGAGGGCATTTTATGAATTAAAAAAGAATTTTGGTAAATACGCATTTGCATAGATTTTATTTTATATTTGTAACTAACTAAAAAAACAATTATGGAACTAAACAAATTAATCAAGATGCAAGGAGAAATCTACGCATCATTTGGAAACGATGACGATATGAGCGGAGAAGCTTATTTCGCATTTATGGCAGGTGCAAAGTATGCACTTGAATTAATCAGCAAACAAATCAATGATGAGTTATGAAAAACAAAATTACCCACGATGACCACGAAAAACTGAAGGTATTGAACCTATTAATGTGGTTACAAGCTTCATTGTATGCAGCTGAAGAATGCGAAACCGTCAAATGGTTTTACAACCATCAGACAAAGATGCTAATGAAGCGACTGAATGAAAGTATCCAACGTGAACACGGCAAGACAATAACCGAACTTTGGAATGTTGATGGTGCTATACTACCTGATATTACTCGGCAGTTAGATGACTTTACTTATGAGATGGCAACCTATGGTTACTGGATGCTACCTGAATTGACGGAGTATATCCGTACACAACAAGAAACACAACCCAAATTACAAGTGAAATGAAATATAAAGATATAGCAAGACATATCTATAATAATAATTACGAAATTATTAGTAAAGTAATTCCTGCAGAAGAAGGTTTTGATAGGTCATTGAGATATAAAAAGATTCATCCAGTTGCCATTGAGTCATCTTTGAATAGTATTGAACTTTTTAATTCTATTTTATTGATTCAAAATAAAATAAATGAACAAGATTTTTTGGTTATGGATGACTTAAAAAAAATTAAAGATGAATTAGAAATTATAACCGCTTGTGGTTGTGATGTAAAAAAAAAGACATTTCAAAATGTTCGGAATGTTCTCAGGTATTTTGTCAAAGGCATATTTATTACTACATAGACGAGGCAAACATAGCAATCACAAAGAACTCAAAACCATATTGTGAAGATTGCTATAGTAAAAAATATAAACCATTTAAATTTAAACTATGAAGAACTCAATAGAAGAATTGATTGAAGCATTTCAAAAAGCAATGGAAAAACATCACTACACTTTTGATAAAGATTATCTTTATTTCTTAGATAGTCAAATTTCAAGTGCAAGAAAAAGGCATAAAGATGAAGTAACTGAGGCATATTTTTTAGGTCGTATGCACGGAGAAGGTGAATTAGAAATGGCTTCATTATATAGATTGAAAAGTATTGTAGAAGATACAACAGAATATTACTCAAAAACCTTTAAACAATGAATATAACACACGATTTTGACAACTGCCAGAGTGATATCTACAAAGAGGTCATTACTGACTTAATCTCACGTGAGAAAATGGGAAGGGCTAAGTATGGCACTACGGTAGATAAGGCGAACCTATCCGAAAAGGAATGGATGCAACACGCATACGAAGAGGCTCTTGATTTTGCTATCTACTTAAAAAGAATGATGTCAAAAAAATGACATTAGCACCCCCAATCAAAAGAGTGGCATTGCGCCACTTTTTTTTTGCTTTTAATTGTTCAGTTAATTGTGTATTTAAGTTGACATTTTGCTGCTCTAATTGTGCAATATATCGCACATTAAACGCATTTAATTGAGCGTATGTATCAATTGTCATACGTTGATTATTATTTAATTCAATATAATAATCCAATGAGCGCACACCCAACACAACTAACCTGCGTTCAATGCTCAAAGAATCCAGCCCCTTCCAGTTCAATGAGTCTTTGAATTGCCCTTGCGTATGCGCTATCGATGGCAACGCTATCAAGAAGGTAAATAGTATCAATGTCCTTTTCATATATCGTTTTGAGTTTAGTGCGTTCAATCGTTAACGTATCAATGCGCATTTGATATTTCGTAATGGTATCTGAAGTGGTTACAAATTGTAACCGACTGGGTGCAGGTCTGCAAATCAATACACCAATAGCAATACCAATGCTAATAGATATTGCCTTGATTAATACGAT